TCTCTAGCTCGTCAAGTATAACGGTTTGAGCCTCGGCAAGCCTACCGGATTCGGTCAGGCTTTTAATTACTTGCTTTTGGTCTTCGCTGAACTGAATACCCGACCGGCTTAACGCGCTAAGGTTTGCGATTGGATCGTTCAGCGCTTTACCCAATTGAATCGATGCGCTTTTGAGGTCGCCATCTAATCGCGTGGCAAGATCCAAAGCAACGGACTGCGTGCGTGCAAACTGATCGCCGGCAATGTTGGTGAACGTCAGCAGCTGTGAGGTTGCATCCTTTAATATTTCCTCATCTCCGAATATGGTTTTCGTTTGCAGGTCGCTGGCCATCTGCTGCAACTGCTTAGAAGTATATCCAACGGTTGAACCGGTGGACTTCAAACCCGCCTCGACCTGTGCAATTGCTTTGGCTTGCTGGTCGAATGCTTTTACCGCTGTAAATCCAAGCGCCGCAATCGGTGCGGTTAGCCCCATGGTCATGGACTTACCGAGCTTCTTGGTGTTCATACCAAAGCGCTGCATCTTTTTCATAGATGAGCCAAGCGCCTTATCAAATTGCTTTGTCTGCGCTCCTATCGTTACGATTAAATCATTCAGCTTTGCCATTGATCTCTTTCTAGTATTCGCTGCCTTAGTTCTTCCTTGTTAAGCTTACCGGCCTTGGCCTTTGGTTTCTCCCATGGGAATTGCATCAGGTCCTTTGGCTGCAATTTACGCCCTTTTTTCAGGTGAGGTTGCATAATCATAGATCCGAGCCACCGCGTGCGCTCCCACTCCATCCGCTCACGTATCTCTTCGCTCTCACGGTTGGCGTCAAGTGCTAGGCTAACTTCGCCGAATGTCATTGACCAAAACGCAGAAGGGGACAGGCGCAAAATGCCCATCCCCATCCGTATAATATCCGGCCAGCCAATTGGCTTGTCTGTGCCGTCTATGCTTTTTTTTCGCTGCTATATTCGCCAAGTGCGTCAAAGCATTGGGTGACGTGTTCCAGCGTTATGTGATCTTCGAACGTCATCAAATCCATATCGAAGTCCTGACCTTCAAAGCTGCATCCACATTCAACGCCGACGAAGCAAAGGAATGCGCAAGCGTCTGCGCTCAGCTTCGACGGATCGGATAGGCTGAACACATTGACCTTAGTCTTACGTTCAAACTTCTTCAGCGCCTTCATGCTGTACCGCACTGGGTACTCCGTGCCGTTTACTTCAATCATTCAGCTGTCTGTGTAATTGCGCCAGTCAATTCGAAAGTAGCTGAATAGGTTGCTGTGTCTTCTGTGCCACCTGACTGCTCAAGGCTAGTGATAAAACCGTTGGCGCTATAATTAAAATCTTCTCCAACGACTGGAGTAGCTTTCGCAAACTTTAAAGCCAAAGCCGTGCGATTGTCCAAGGCTGTAAACAGATCGGAAACGTCTTTGTTTGCACTGTCGTTGTAATCAATCAAACCGCTGACGCTGATTGATCCAGACTTTACACCACCGAGCAGCTCACGGAATCCCGCGCTGTCCTTTGTAGTGATGTCAATCGTTTCCATGTTTAAGGAAATCGAGCAATCTGTGGCCGCTGCGATCAGCGTGCTATCAATGTAAACTCCTAGTTCTGTACCGTTAAAAATGGCCATTTTATTCTTCTATTAAATCGTTATTATCTGAGTCCGTTTTTTTCTTTGGGGCGTCGAGATATCCCTTTGCTTTTAGTTCTGCGGCAAAGTCAGAAGTGATTGACGGCGTTGCGCCTTTCTTCCAGTTGTTACCGCGTAGCTTGCACGCCTTTTGAATTGTGACCTTCATGGGTGCAAGTTAATCAATTTCAGGTTGATCGGGAAACCAACCATTCTCAACCATATACGCCTCATCTCGTACGGTCGTAGTGCTGGGAACGATTGCCCCAAACGGGAAAGACTGCGAGTTGAGAACGTAGGAAGACAACTCCCGCACCTCTGCTTCCGTGAGTTCCGTCATAAGCGAAATAAGCCGTTCTAACGTAGCCAATGGACTCACGGGTATGTTGTACTCGGTATCCACTTGTAAAGCGAACTGCACCCCGTCAGGATGCTCCACCATGCCGAATACCTTCCCATCGTGTTGGTAGGGTTCTTGTGTTGCAAGGGGTGAGGTCACGCAGTAGAGTTCGCGGCTGATTCGTTCCGCGCGTTGCTCGCTTGACAAAACGCCTTCAGGTAGTACTATGATAAAGCCGTCCATTAGTAGATGTTGTAGAAGGTGTTGATGTTGGTTTCAATTCCTGCGCGGTTATTTGCTGCGTTTTGGTCGGAGTCGTAAATTACAGCCTCTTGCGCATATCCTACTAAATTGTAATATGACTCACCATAGCCAGCCCATAAATGCCATTGATTAGAACCGTTTTCGGTTAAATCACCAAATAATGACATGGTTTGGTAGTCGAGTCCAATATCATTAGATAAAGCTCCCCTCGTCGATAGTGTCATAGCGTTGCTATTTTTATATAAAACAGTATTAGCAAAACCCGCAACACCAGTGGACGTGCTGTTAGGTTCTGCCAAAAACCAATACGGCGTATAAGGCACTCTCGAATGAATTCCAAAACCAGCAGCGCTCGCGCGTTTAAAAGTTGCAAAACTTGACCACGTAGTGCCCGATGGAATATTGTGTTTAAACGTACCACCGTGAAATGAGGAATGAAACAACGCTGGTTTCCCATTTAGGGTTTCAACGGTTCCTGCGTTTACAATTCTTCTTTGATACGCTAAGTTCGTCTGCGTCGCGTCGTTGCTGTTGCCGCTTTGGTCATAAAAAATCTTGACGTATCCATAATCCGTTACGGCTGTTCCTACGAAAGCCAAAAGAGAAACCGTATCGAGTTCACCGTCTACAAATCCAATATCTTGCTCCAAGTTGTCTGACGACCTACGGACGCGGATTGCATTCGTTGCGCCCGTTTTTAATATTCGCAAAGAGTAAGCCGCCACCGCACCCGGGTAAGTGTCTAATAATAAAATAGCTTCGTCTACCTCCTCCCATGTCTGCTTCAAGCTAATTGGAACGGTGCCTCCCGTCCTCGCTTTGAGGTATTCAAGGAGTGCCGCTTTCACCGTAGCAAATGACGCATCGTCTGCGGGTGCAGGTGTGAACTCAACCCATGTCCCTGTATCAGGGTCTGCGAACGCTGCCTCTGAGTAATATATCTTCCTCTTGATAATATTCCCCGCTGTTGGGGTGTCGCTCGATGCGCTCTCTGCGAGTCCGTCCCCGTCCGCTTTAGCCGTGTAATAAAGCTCGACCGTATCCGTTGCACCGCTTCGGAAAGTCTCCGCGTCCGTTTGAAAGCGATTGTGATATTGGGTATCAATTGCGATGTCTGCCCACTCAACATCGTAATCCGTTCCCGTAGCCTTCACGAGTGCTTGTCCCGTTGTGCCTCCTGCGATGACTCCCACCTTTGCCGTATTGGCTGCGACTGCGCTATTCGCTGCAACCCGTGCCTCGGTATAATAAAGATTCCCGTTCTCGTCAATGTCTCCCGTATCCAAAACCACAACTCCCGTTTGACCGTTTACCGAGTCGACAGGTACATTCGGGATGTCGGTTGTGAGTGCAATCGTACCCGAGGAGCTAGGAAGCAAAACGGTGAGATTTCCCGCGTTCGGAGCGCGAAGCCGAATCTTGCCCGTTGCGTTTTCCCAATACGTCAACCCCCCTTGTTTAAAGGTTATATCGGCAACCGTAGAAAAAGCGTCACTCCCTTCGATGGTCATAGCCTCAACTTCGACTTCATTCCCTTCGGTACCTGCTGCCACCGAGAACGATAAAACCCCTGGACTCGCTTCGCTTATCGTCATCCCCGAATGGTTGACTTTCATCGTTGCACTCGATGCGAGGATATCGATATAACCCTTCGTCGTATCGTTAAGGGTGTCATACATCTGAGAACCCGTTCCGCTTGCTTTAAATTTCTGGAGCAACTCTTGAAGCCCTCCATTCTTCATCCACTTCTGAACGCCTGAATTGTAGGATAGAACGTCCCCCTGTTCCGGGCTTATGATATTCGTATCGGTCAAGTCTTCGAGCGTCTCAACGCCGCCCGCGTCGTCTACCGGTTGCCATTCCTGTACAGCTGCATCGTAAGCTAATACCTGCCCGTCCGTTACGCCGGTCACATCCACGTCATACAGATCGCCAATCTTTGCACCCGTTACCGGTGTACCCTGCGCTATTGTAAAATCGTCGCGCTTGATCCGAAAGGTAAAGGTCAGCACTTGAGCAAAGCGGCGCGGCGCGTCAATGGTGTCTATGTCTACGTCATTGAATTGTACGCTCTCCACGTTCACGCCGTTGTATGTGCCGCTAACGCGATCCAATGCACCGCGTACTTTGTCGCCTAGATCAGCAGCCAGTGCATACGTATCGGCATAGCAAAGGAATTCGAACCGTACTTCGTCCAGCTTACTCGGCCCGTCGTGCGTGTCCTCCGGCGCTACGCTCTGCAACTGGTAAACGATGAACGGTGTTGCGGTTTCCTGCTCGGCTACCTCTGGAAATACCTTGACGCCAACAATGTCGGTGACGTCTGTGTTTTGCGTCAGTATTACGTACGCGGCTATACCTGCATTCATTTCTTTTTTCCTTTTGCTTTCGCTGCTTTGCGAATTTGAAATTCGTATTTTTTGCGCATCTTCGTCAATGCCTCGCCCCGCTTGTTTGCAATGGACCGAGCAAACACGCCTTTGTTTCTGTTGTTGCCTTTTACATACTGGTCATCACCTTCGACGATGTTGGCGAACCATGCATCAGCGTCTTTCGGTGCTTTCC